GAACGGTGCTCTCGATGTCCAAGCCGATGGCACTCTCCGCACCGCGGAGGATAGGCCCTTTGTCGCCATCTACACTGATCAGGGCAGGGCGGAGAATATCTCCGGCCGCTCCCTGACGGAGAATGGTGCCTGCGACATCATCTTCGAGATGGGCATTTCCTCAGCGATGTTGGAGCTCAACAAGGAGACCGGTGAGACTGCCATGGTCGGTATCGCCATTCCGGCCAGCGACCAGGCCAGCGAGTTCTTTCTGGATGTCGTGCAGCGGCAGATCCGTGATGCCTTGGTTGACCCGGCCAATCCTTGGGCGGAGATCTACCGTGGCCTTCATTACCGCGTGCTGAAAATCGAGTTTGCCGGCGCACGCAACACCGAGGATGGGCAGAAGCTTGCCGGTCACCAGATGCGCCTGACGGTGGAGCTCGCCGACGACCCGGTTAGGGGGGAGGCGATGGACCCGGGGGCGCCACTCCTGAAATTTCTCGATGCGCTCGAGGCGAGTGGAGATGAGGTGTACGAGACGCAGGCGGCAACGATGCGGTCGCTGCTATCTGGCTCGGCAGAGGACTGGGAGCAGTTGCAGTGGCGGCAGGGCATGACGGCTGCGGAGCTGCTGGCGCTCGGTCATGGTCCGCTTGCTTCCGACGTCGACCGATCGACGCCCCCGCTGGAGAGTGCGGCGCTTGACGTTGAAAACTTCAACACGGTGACGGTGGACGATCCATGATCGCCGACAAGCACGTGTCATTGCTCCTCGACGTGGAGATGCTGAAGACGGCCTTCGGCAATTCGTTGAAGGTCGGACCTGTCGAAGTCATCGACGCGCAGAAGGGTTACCGGCTGCGCCTCGGCGGGACGGATACAGATCCGTTCCTGTCGCCCTGGTACCCGCATCCGGAGACAGGCAAGACATCGATCCCCCTGAAGAAGGGGCAGATCGTCGGCGTGGTCAATCCGAGCGGAGATCCTCGGCAGGGGCTGATGTTCCGGGGCGGCTATTCCGACGGAAATCCTAGCCCGAACGACAACATGGCCGCCAACGTCTTCGAGGACGCCGGCGTCCGCGTGTCCGTCGCCGACGGTGCGCTTGTCGTCGAAGCGGGCGGGGTCACCTTCCGCTTCAGCGGCGAAGGGTACGAACAGACCGGCGGGAAGAAACTCCACGACGGCAAGAACGTAGGCGCCACACATCGCCATGGCGGCGTGATCGAGGGTGGCGACGACACGGACGTTCCATCCAACTAACCAGGAGAACGAACATGAAGAAGGCAACTCCCTTGCCGGCAAAGGCCGGCGAGACGACGGCTGCTGTCGTAGACGGCGGTGCAGTCGATTACCGCGTCAAGCCCGGCGTCCAGTGGGTCAACGGTCGGCGCGTTGGCAACGAGCGGACGGTCAGCCTGAGCGATCAGGAAGCCGCCTATGATCTCGGTCTCGACCGGATCTCGCCCGCCTCGAAGCCCGTGCCGAAGGACTGGCCGGCTCCAGCAACCGAAGCCGGTGCTGGCGATGGCGGGAATTGACCGGCGCACGGGCGCCATCATCGACGATCTGTCGTCTGCGCTGCAGGCGGCAGTCTTCATCCTTTCGACCCGCGTCTCCTCCGTCGTGCTGCTGCGCGAATTCGGCGGTGGCGTGATCGAGCTTCTGGGGCGGGCGATGACGCCTTCTCTCTTCGCGGCCTGGCAGCAGTTGATTGCAACCGCGATTGATCTCTGGGAGCCGCGCCTGTCCGTCCGGCGCGTCGTCCCGACAGGCTCGGTAGACGAGATCCGGACCGGCAAGGCCGGACTTTTGATCGAGGCTGACTTCCGGCCTCGCGGACATCTCGGCGACTATACGGTCGAGCGTGTGGTCGGCTTCACACTCAGTTTTGGCGGCGGCATCAGGGCGGTGGCATCATGACAACCACATATGCGCCAACGGCGATTGACCTCTCGCGTCTTCCTGCGCCGCAGGCGATCGAGCCTTTGTCGACGCCGGCGCTGCTGCAGGCGTACATCGATCGCTTCCTCGTGTTCTGGGCGGAGCAGCGGATCATCGATCCGACGCTTCCGGCCTTCGACGAACAGCGCCTGCAGACAAACCCGGCGATCGTTGTCGGCCGCGCGTGGAGCTATCTGCGGCTGCTCGATCGCCAGCGCGTCAACGACGGCCTGCGGGCCTTGCTTGCGCCGCTGTCGACGGGAACTGATCTCGATGTGCTTGTCGGCGGCCGCAATATCCAGCGGCTTGTCGTTGCGCCCGCAACTGCCGACGAGGCGGCTATTCTGGAGAGCGATGACGCACTGCTTCGCCGTTACCTGCTTTCCTACGACCTGCCCTCCGCCGGATCGTCTGGCCGCTATCTCTTCGATGCCTGGTCTGCATGGCCTCAGTCCGAAGACAAGGCGCTCGGTCTCTGGGATGCCCGGATCAACGGTCGCGCTGTCCATGGCCGTCGCGGCGACACTGACGTCGTCGTTATCGGCCCGCTCGGTCGGCTTCCGACCACCGCAGAGATCTCGGCTGTTCGCGCGGCCGTGACCAATCCGAACCGGGCTCCGGAGGCTGTCGCAATCTCTGTCATGCCGGCGACCCGTCTCGAATATGCGGTTTCGCTCGTGCTGGAGGTTCCGGGCGTCGGCCCCTCTGCGGAGACGATCCGATCGGAAGCGGAAGCGCGGGTGACGAAAGCGGCGACCGACCGGATCATGATCGGCGGGGAAGTTCCTGAAGGACTCCTGTCCGGTGCAGCCTATGGGCCGGGCGTGATCCGGGTGCGCGACCTGGCGCCTGTCGTGATCGAGCCTGACCCGTACACGGTCCCGGTCATGACCAGCCTGACCATCACTGTCGAGGTGCGCTCATGACCGCTGCCCGCGTCCTCTTGAGCGACGGCACGGGTCCACTGGAAAGGGCGATGGCGGCCGGCATGTCGGATGACCTGCCGGTTCCCTATTCCCAGATCATGGACCCCTACCAAACGCCGGCGGAGTTCCTGCCCTGGCTCGCGGCTCACCACTCGGTCGACCTCTGGTTCGATGACTGGTCGGTGGAACGCAAGCGCGAGATGATCGCGCAGTCGGCCGGCGTCTCGACCGTCTATTCCGCTTCGCCGCTGGCAGCGCTCAAGGGTACGCTGGCGGGTCTGAAGCGCTATCTCGAATTCGTCGACGCTGAGATCGTCGACCGCATCGCTCATCCGGCGCGCTTCACCTTCGGCCGCGCCGTCGTTGGCCGGGCGCCGGTACATCATCGCAGCTTCGTCGCTCACTACCTGGTGAAGGTGTCGCTTGAGGCGCCTGCGAACCGGTTTCAGGTGGGGCGTTCGGCTCTCGGTCGGGCGGCGCTGCGGCCTGTCGATCTTGAACCGCTGCGGCGGGTTAAGCGGGCGATGACGATCGCGAAAATCCCGGAAACTCAATACTCGGTCACTTTCGCCTGGCGCCGGCCGATCACTGTTCAGGACGGTGTCCTGATCGACGGCAGCCACATCGTCGGCGGATGGAGAGACCGCTCGCGTCTCGATTAAGGAGCTATCATGAACCGCGTGTCATTTGCCGACGCCGAGATCGCTGATCACGGCGACTTCGAGAATATCGGCCTCTACGCTCAGGAATCGACGGATCAGATCTGGCTCGATGCCATCGGCTACCCGGCGCATTGGGCGGCCTTCACCGTCAGCCAGAAATCGGCGCAGGAAGTGACCGTCTCGACCGGGCGCTATGTCGCCGGCGAGATCGTCTATGAGCAGGCAGACCCTGTCGACCTGAACCTGCAGCTGCAGATCCCGGCCGCTGCCTCCGACCAGCGCTGGATTGCGATCCTGCTGCGCGGCGAGGAAGTTGTCGAAAGCGAAAACCGGCCTTTCGAGACTTCGGAAGATCCGGAGACCAGCGTCATCGTCCAGCGCACAACGCCAAAGACGGTGCGGCGGCGCGTGTCGATGATCGTGCAGGCCGGCGAGGCGAACCCGGTTCCGAGCAAGCCGAACGTTGCGCCGACCGACGCCTGCATCGCCTATGTGCTGCTGACGTCGGCAGGCATCGACGCGATCGAGCCTGGCAACGACAGCCGCGTGAAGACGCTCTATGAGGTCGAGGGTCGCGTTACCGCGCTTGAGGTGGATCTGAGCGGTCTTTTCCTGCGCACGGAAACGATCGAGACGCAGATCGTCAACATCTGGGGCAAGCTCGGCGAGATCCCGCGTCCGGTCATCATCCGGCAGATGCAGCGCGACATCGGCGCGGCGCGCCTGAAGGTCGACCTTCCGGACGAAGCACGCGCCTATGCCTTTGACCAGGGCCTTGTGATGGACCAGTGGGACAACACCCACGTCGATTGGCTGGCGCGGATCGAGGAAGGCGTGCGCTTCGGCTTTGCCGCCACGCTACAGGCTCGTCTTGAGGTGCAGGCGGAGGATGATCCGAAGGTGGCCTTCCGTGGCCGGCGCATGGTGCCTGCCTTCGACGAGGTGACGCGCATCGCCAACACCTCACTCGACGGCACGCTCAACATCTCTCAGCTCGTGCATACGCAGACGACGCTGGTTCGCAAGGAAGTCTCACGCATCCGCATGACCTATGGCCCGACGCAATGGGCTTGCGAGAATGCCGCGGGCTGGGCAGGCCTTGGCGGCGATGCCCGTGTTGGGCAGATGCTCAATGTCGGCGGAGAGACCTTCGAGGTGGTCTATCAGGACGTCAACTATGGTCCCGGTCACCAGACCTATGGCGTTCGTCAGATCCGCTATGAGATCTATGCCGAGCCTTACTGGGAGTATGTGACCGAAGACATCGGCGTCAACGGATCGATCTATGCGCAGACGTTCCTTGTTGCGCAGCCGATGCAGATGACCAGCGTCGATCTCGCCTTCGCCCGCATTGGCGTCGACGGCGACGTGCATGTCTTCATCGTCGAGACGACGAAGTCCGGAGCGCCGAAGTTCGACGCGGTGCTTGCTCAATGCACCGTGTCGCATGCTTCGTTGACCGTCGGTTGGAACAAGTTCGAGCTGCCGATCACGCTGCTGGAAAGCGGCAAGCGCTATGCGATCATGACCGTCACGACGGGTGCGCACGCGCTCTATGTCTCGGCCGCCAACAAGTACACCGGCGGGACGCAGTTCATCACGACGGACGGCGCCTTTGCGCAAGGGTCGACGGAAACCGACTTCTGCTTCCGCGTCAATGCTGCCCGGTACCGCAGCCCGCGCACGGTCATTCCGATGCAGGCGCTGAACCTCGCCGACGGCATGACGCAGATCGACATGCTCTATGCCGGCTGGGTTCCGGGCGGTTGCGAACTCGGTTGGGAGATCCGTCCGGCCGGGACAGACGCATGGGTCGAGCTGGACGATGGCGATCCCGCCACCAACCCGCTTGTCGGGCTTCCGGCTTCCGTCGAACTTCGCATGGTGATGATGGGCACGGCCGATCTGCAGCCGATGATCCAGCTGGACGACAAGGCCGTCTCTCGTGTCTCTCGCAACCGGCCGAACATGGTGGGTGTCAGCGACAGCTTCGAGTTTGGCTTGTCGACCACATCGATCGTGACTCAATACACGGTCGACGCCTTCGATCCGGAGCGCCACACCTTCACGCCTGCCATCATGGTCGGCGGGGCGACGGTGGCACCGGACACGACGGAGGTCTCTGTCGACGCCCTGAAGCCGAGCCGGCGAACCTACCTCTCGACCTATACGCTGGGTGCTGCTGCGACCGCCGCGAGAATGCGGGTTGCGGCTACGACGGACAACGTCGTGACGGTGCCTTTCGTGC